ATGAATCAACAGGAAATTTATCAAGCATTAAAAAACAAAAATTTGAATGCTTCTATTATTGCAGAAGCTCTCGGAGTAAGTTCACAAGCGGTTTCTAACGCAATAAAACAAGGAAAAAGTAGTGAGCGAATTGCAAAAGCGATTGCAATTGCTATTGAACAACCTTTAGAAAAAGTCTTCCCTCACTACGCTCACAAACACCAGCAGAGAGTATTTAGGAAAAAACAAGTACGTGAATTACAGAGTCAATTTTCACAAATGTAAATGAGGTTGCGTTATGGAGCTTAAAACACATTTCAGTGCAAAAGAGCTATCTCAATTTGCACTACATTGTTTGCCAACAAGCGATAGACGAATTTTAGAAAAAGCCAAACGAGAAAATTGGCAATGTCAAAAAAGAAAAGGCAGAGGGGGTGGTGTTGAATATGCCCTTGCATCTCTACCTGCTGAGATACAACAAGAAATCAAACATAAATTCGCCATATCAGTCGTAGAAAAACCTAAAAACTTACCTGCGATTCGCGCCGAAGTTGATTTGGCGAATTTAACCGATAAACAACGTGCAATTGCAGATAGCCGAATGGCAATCGTAACAAAAGTGCTCGAGCTTGAAGAAAGCAGAATGAGCCGAATTAAAGCGGTTAAGTTTTTTTGCCAACTTGCAAAAAAAGGCGAATTACCCGAAGCACTTTTAATGCACGTCATTACGGCAAATGCCAAAGGTAATGCAAAACGCACCGTCGGCGAACGCACTTTAAATCAGTGGGTTATTGATTACAGCAAAGCGCAGAATGCTGAGCAGCGTTTAAAAGTGATAGCCCCACAAGTTCGCCAGCCAGTGCCGATTGAAGCATTAAATTGGTTACCCGAATTTTTAGCCGTTTATCGTAACACCAACGGCGTGAGTGTTGCAGAAGCTTATGACGAATTTGTGTATAGATGGCAAACGCATTACGCCGATCAGCCATTATGGCTAGATTTAATGCCAAGCCTTTCTCAAGTTCGCCGTGCGATGAGCAAAATGAGTAAGTTATTTAAAGCCATCGGACGTAAAACAGGTGCAGAGCTTAGAGCGATGAACACCTATGTAAAACGAGATTGGTCAGTACTTAAAGCCAATGATGTGTGGGTGGGCGACGGTCACTCGATGAAGATGAAAGTAGCACACCCTGACCACGGGAGACCATTTATCCCCGAACTCACAATGATTATGGACGCACCTTCGCGCTTTATTGTGGGCTGGTCAGTAAGCTTGCTGAAAACTGTATCGCCGTCAGCGATGCGATTCGCAACGGTATAGAAAAGCATGGTATTCCCACTATTTATTATTCGGATAACGGTGGTGGTGAGAAAAACTGGACGCTTGATGCAGATATTACGGGGATTTTAACCCGAATGGGCATTAAGCACCCGACAGGGATACCAGGTAATCCTCAAGGGCGAGGCATTATTGAACGTGTGAATAAAACGATCGCATTACGTATTGCGAGACAATTTTCCACCTATCACGGCACAGGAGCCGATAGAGAAACCGTTCGCCAAGTTTCGACAGGTGTGATCAGCTTAGAAAAAGCGCAACGCCAAGGCAAAGCAGATACAGAACTCACCGTAAAACAAAAATCTGCAAAAGGTAAATTGCCAAGTTGGCAAGAATTTATCCAAGCAGTAGAAAACGGCATTAATTGGTACAACAACGAACACGTACATAGAGAAATTGGCACAACGCCTGCTCGCAAACGTGCAGAGTTACTCGAAAACACAGAAATTTTACACGTGAGCCCTGTTGAAGCACGGGATATGTTTAGACCACAAGTTATTCGTACCGCACAGCGAGGTTGGTTATCGTTATTTAACAATAATTACTTTAATCAGAAATTGATTGAAGTTGATGGCGAAAAAGTCACCGTGAGTTTTGATATTCACAACGCCGACAGTGTGATTGTGCGCCATTTGGACGGTAGATATATCTGCAACGCACAATTTGACGGCAACAAGCGTGACGTATTCCCGCAAGCGTATGTTGAAAAATCTCGAGAAGAACGTGGTAAACGCCGTGAGAAATTAAGACAGGAGCAATTGGATGAAATCCGTGCAGAACGTAACCCTGTAAGAACGATTGAACACCAAAAAAATGCCTGAATTTAGCTTTGTTACAACAACAAAAGCCAAGCAGGCAAAACAAATAAATTACGCCTTTACTCAAGCAGAGAAAGACGAGATGGATAGGAAATTAATCGCTGCTAGTTTTGAATAAATCACTGATTTCAACGATGGCTTTGTACTGTTGTTCACTAACATTGCCGTAATACTTAGTTGTGTTTTTATCTAAGAATTTAATGGTATCGCCCTTATTTAAAATTTCTTTTTCAATAAGTTTTTTTACAACAAAAGATAGAACATCTAGTGAAAGTGCTTTTTGAGCAATTAGTGAATCAATGTGAGTATGGATTTTTTCTAATTCATTCTTTGGCATAAGAGCTCCAAACTGAAACCAATTTTAAAACCATTTTACGAGGTAAAAAATGAAAAACCAACAACTTAAAGCATTTATGGAAGCACGTGGCTTACAACAAAAGCAAACGGCGCAGATGTTAGACGTCTCTATTGCAACGTTAAGCCTTTATTTAAAAGGGACTTACTCGGGCAATGTAAAACAGATTGACGACAAAGTTGAAGAATTACTAGCACGTCATAAAGAAAAAGTGAGTGATGCTAAATACAGCACCGAATTTGTGAAAACACTCACCGCACGCCGAGGTATGGACGTCATCAAATATGCACATGTTGAAGGCGAATTAAATGTGATTTTCGGCGGTGCAGGTTTAGGCAAAACCCAAATGCTTAAACAGTATGCAAAAGAAAATAGCGGTGCGGTGTTGATTGAAGTTGATCCAAGTTGTGTGCCTAAAACGTTATTAAAACGCATCGCCAAAGCGATTGGCACAACAGATACAGGTACGACACTTTACTTGAAGCAATTACCGCAAAACTGAAAGGCTCAGAACGAGTGATTTTAGTCGATGAAGCCGAGTTGTTAAGCACCCGCTCACTCGAATTTATCCGCCGAATCCACGACTTAACAGGGGTCGGTGTTGTGTTAGCAGGTATGCCTCGTTTACTGATTAGTCTTAAAGGTAAAAACAACGAATTAGCACAGTTATACAGCCGAGTGAGTTTTGCGTTAGATCTTGGCAATCAGTTACCCGAAAGCGATTTAGCGTTACTTGCCGAAAATGCGCTCGGCACAGCGGAATACAACGAAACGCTACTTAAAGCAGCAAAAGGTAATGCAAGACGACTCAGCAAGCTTATGCGAGGCGTGGTAAGAACGGCGGAAATCAATGGTGCAGAAATCAATGCAGAAATGATTAAGCAGTATGCAGGTATGTTAATCAACTAAAAGGGGGCTGAAATGGTAGCAAAAAACAAAAAGCAAAACCGATTTATGCCGTTTATCGGGGCGATAAATTCTTTTTTGACGGCACGGCGGAAGAAGTTGCGGGTGCATTAGGAATCAAGGTGGCAAGTGTGCGAAAACTTGCCACACCGAGCCAGCAAGCAAGAAGTGAAAAAGGCACGACCATTGTGAAACTGGGGGCTGAAAATGAAAGTGTATAGCGAATTGGCAGGTAGAGAGTTAAACCGTGAAACCAAGGCGGTTTACGAAGCAGCAGTAAAACTTGAGCTGGCAATGTTGGAATGCGAAGAAATGGATTTAGAGGTAACGGGTGTGGAATGGGGAGGAGGCTATCAACCGAGAATCATTTTAAGAGAAAACTATAAAACGAAGAAATTTGTGAAAAGTGGTACGGCGCAAATCTTTGGAATGAAAACAAAAGCAGGTGTGCGTTATAACTTTTATCAAATGCAAGTACGCGGCGTTAAGTGCATTTGGGAAGGCGAACGTGAATACGGGAAAGTTAGACAAAAAACAAAATTTAAACATTAGGAGGTAAAAAATGAGCAAAGTAGAAATTGGTGGCGAAATTTACTGGAAAGACCCTAACGGCAACTTAAAACCTGATGCGCTAGTAAAAGAAATTGATAAAGAGCGTGACGGGCTAGTCCGTGAGTTTGCACAAAAAGCGAAATCGCATAGCGCTATGCTTAGCCAATTTAAGCGCCAAGTGTTTGATGATGTAGGTGCATTTGTGGGGTTATCCGCCGAGAAATACGGCGTAAAAATTGGTGGCGCAAAAGGTAACGTGAGCCTATTTACTTACGACGGTCAGTTTAAGATGCAATTAGCTGTGCAAGACCACATCCGCTTTGATGAGCGCATCCATGCGGCTAAAGCATTGATTGATACCTGTTTGCACGATTGGTCCGAAGGGGCTAAGCCCGAATTAAAAACTTTAATCGACAATGCTTTTGAGGTGGACAAGGAAGGGAATTTATCAACAGCAAAAATCCTCTCTTTGCGCCGTGTAGAGATTGGCGACAAACGTTGGAATCAAGCAATGGAAGCGATTAGCGATAGCGTGCAAGTGGTTGGCAGTAAAGATTACGTGCGATTTTATGAACGAAATCAAGACGGAAAATATGTGCCAATTGCATTAGATGTCGCGGGGGCGTAAACGCTAAAGCCCATTTAAACGCTCTTTAAACCCGATTTTAAGGGGCGTTAATAATGAGTTTTAACCTACACAGGAGCAAAAAAATGAACACAAAACAAGAACTCGGTATTTTTAATCGTTATAAACACTATGCGGAAAAAGCAGCACGCATTGAACGCGCAGGCAATTACCCCGAGGCAGTTAAACTATGGGAGACCGCTATGCTTAATGCGAATGACAAACAGAAAAAGCAATACGAATGGGCAAAAGCACGTGCTGATTTTTGCCGAAGAATGATTTTAAAGCCATTTAGAGGGGAATAAATAATGATGACCGATTCACGCAAAGCAGAGCTCGAAAGCCGATTAAATGAGGCAATTATCCAGCTACAGCAAGCACAAAAATCATTACGAAAAGACGAGTTTACCCACGCTTCAATTTTTATCGGCAACGCCCAAAGCCAATTACCGAAAATGAGAATAGCGCTAGCAACACAAACACATTAGGAGATTAGGAGACAAAAAATGCGCAAAAAACAAGCATATAAAATTTGCTTAGAAGTGATTTTCGAAGATGAGCAGAGTTTAAATCAAGTCGAAGTTAATGCAAAAACAGACGTGCTTGGAGGGCGTATCGCTCGGATTGATTTTAATGGCAATAGTTTTGACATTTTAGAACGTTATGAAGAGTTTATCACCCCGATGCAATTAGCTTTTTTAAACAGTAAAGAGGCTTATAAAACACGTATGCAACAAGCAATTAATAAAACATTGAGTGATCTTTATGAGGAAGAAGATTGGGAAAATGAGGAGGAAGAATGATTAAATGCCCAAACTGTGGTGACGAAGTTATTGAACGTAAAAGCCGAAGTAAAGGAGCCAAAGATCGTTACCGTTGTGTTGGTGCGAGAAGAAGAACAGTTGAAGACTACGAACATCATACGGTAATTAAAGAATGGTATGAGCCATCTTGTGGACTGTTTGGTATTAAAGATATAGAACAAAAAAATGAGGTCCTGTAAATGACATTAATGGAAGCAGAAAAGCATCTTGTTGAAAGAATGCAAATCAAGAAAAACAATAACTGGATATCAGTTAAAGATTCGCTACCAGAAATCAATCCCATTTATGAGTTTTTTGAGAAAACAGGCGATTGTTTATTGTATGGATTGGAAGAGCAAGACGATATCCCGCATCAATTTATCGGCTATATGATACGTGGGAATCGTTTTTACAGCGAAAATGGTGAATGTTACAAAGTAACTCACTGGCAACGCTTGCCAAAACCACCTATTAAGTAAGCGTATTTACAGCCCAAACCACACAGTGGGCTGAATAATATGTTTATAGGAGGAAATATGAAGCTATGCAAATGCCCTATTTGCCACTCCGATTTAACGCTTGAGGCGTTAATTGAAGATGATTCGGGGCGAGAATTATTAAATACAATTACGAATATGTCACACGGTTGTGGACGTGCTGCGGTCGCCTATTTAGGCTTATTTAAGCCAGTTAAGAGCAGCTTATCAAATAGCCGATCATTAAAACTTTTGCAAAGTTTATTAGAAATCTACCCACCATCAAACGTGCTAGAAAAAGCATTAATTGATACCGTTGAGCAAGTCCGCCGAAACCGGCGAGAATCCGGCAGAATTGAACCACTTACTAATCATAATTACTTAAAGAAAGTCTACGAAAGCGTGAAAGTGCAATTTGCTGTCGTGCGAAGTGATAAAGACTTTAAACAGCATAAACACGAAAGCCCCGAACAGCAACAACGCAATGAAGAGGATAAATTAAGAGGTGCTATTCAATACGTTGAGCGAATGAGAAGATTGGGACAGTTAGACAGCATCAAAAATACCGAAAGCTATCAATTATGGCTAAAATGGCAAGAGGAAAAAGCGAATGCCACCGCAAACTAGACAGCAGATGATTCAGAAAATCCATATCGGCAAAAATGAACTCAAAATGACACAAGAAAACTATGTGCGGTTTTTGATTGATGCGGTGGATAAAATGAGTTGTTCGCAGATGACCGATAGCGAATTGATGACCGTTTTGCAGGCGATGAAAGCCAAGGGGTTTAGGGTTAAAAGTAAGCAACACGGCAAAAAGCCAAACGTCGGCAAATTTCCCGAAAACCAAGTACGCCAACGTTATTTAGATAAAATTGAGGCGTTTTTAGCGGAAATGAAAAAGCCTTGGGCTTATGCCCACGGCATTTGCAAAAAATCGTTTGGGATTGACCGCTTGCAATGGTGTACAGAAGACCAGTTACGCAAGATTGTGCAGATGTTGGCTGTAATGGCGCGTAGGCACGGGAAACCAGTGTAGAATTTATTTACAGCCCTTTATGGAGGGCTGAATAATACATTTTACAATTTATTTTGCATAGGTGCTTGACAAGGGCGGGCGAAATCTTTTGAATTTAGCTCGCTCTCAAAAAGCAAGTATGCGGAAACCACAACCGTGATTTTGTGGTATTTTTTACCTAAAACTTAGGTAAAAATCTCAAAAACTAATTTAAATCTATGACCGACAGTGTGAGGAATACAATACCGCAAGGGAATAACTCCGCTGTTCATACTACAGTTTTGAGCTGTCGGTCGCCCTAATCAAAATAGGGTTTCCTTTCGGAGAAATAGTATGAAAAACTTATCTATTCAAACCTTTACTGGCTCACTTCAAAACCAACCTACTCAATTAATTAATGCTCGTGATTTGCACCAACTTTTACAAGTTGGGAAAGATTTCTCTACTTGGATTAAAGATCGTATAGCAAATTATGGCTTTCAAGAGAATTTAGACTTTTCTCTAGTTTCGGGGGAAACTCGCCCCCCAAATTGGGGGAGCAAGATTTGGGGCGGTCAAAATAAAATTGACTACCACATCACGCTCGATATGGCGAAAGAACTCTGTATGCTGGAACGCTCCGATCTCGGGCAACAAGCACGCCGTTATTTTATTAAAATGGAAAAAGAGGCACTTGCCGCTCGCCAGCTTACGCAAGCCTTGCCACCTGTGAAAAACACCGTGGAAATCCCCACCGCAAAATATATTGAGCTGTTGGAAACGCAAAATCAGCTGTTAAAACAAACGCTCAAACCTGCAAATTACAAACTCCGCCTAAGCCAAGAGGAGAAAAGCCGTATTTTAAGCCTGCATCAACAGGGCTTAAGTACGGGGCAAATCGTCAAACAGACGGTGCGTTCTGAATCTGCGGTGCGTGGTGTGATTAAAGGCTAAGGGGGAAATTATGTATCAAGAAAATGAATTTGATAAATTAGAAAACATTGACGGCATTGCTGACGATATGCGTTGTTTGGCGCATATGATTGAAATTGTCGGGCACTCTTGCGAAACAGTTGATATGACGGGGCTGGCAGGGATTCTGAATGTAATGGCGTGTAAGGTAAGTTGCGAAAGTCGGCAAGCCGTTAAATTGCTTCACGCAAAGGGCAATTGATTTTCACATTAAGACCGCTGAAAAGCGGTCTTTTTTTTCATTTTTTTGCAAAAAATCTCCAAAAAGTTCACAGATTTAAAAAATCCATGGAAGAATAACCACCTTTGATGATTTATTAAGAGGTGGCTATGCAATTTGAAAATGTACAAGACTATTTGCCTGAGTGTGTGCAAACGATTGTGGACGTGATTGGACTCCCTGCAACCGAAAAACTGGTGCGGGCGTTTGGTGGCTTTTCGTTTCAGTTTTCACGCTCAAAAACCTATTTTGACCGTTTGCGTGATATACTCGGTCAAGAAGATGCGGTCAAATTGCAGCAGTTTATGGACAGAAGCGAGGTATATATCCCTCGCTGTGAGGTGGCATTACGAATGTTACGCAATCAGAAATTGTATGCCGATTTTTGCTATTTAACTCAACATGAACGTTTAAGTGGGCGACTTGCTATTTTGCAACTTTGTCAAAAATATCAAGTATCTGATCGCACGGCATGGGATGTGGTGCGTGCTTTTCAGCGCCAGAGAAATTACACTAAAGCCACACTGTTTTAAGTGTGGAAACCCTTCATCTCTTATCTTATCCCTCTTTATTTTAAAGTCTCTTTAATCGTTTTTTTAACTTTTAAAGAGGCTTTTTTTATGTCATTTCCGATTTTAAAAATCGTTATCCACTGCTCAGCAACTCAAAACGGCAAGCTTTTACGAAATGCAACCCAAACGGCTGCCGAACGCATTAATGTGTGGCATAAGAAACGAGGCTTTAAGCGCACTGCAGCAGCGGTTAAGCAATACAACCCACATTTAGCCCACCTCGGTTACCACTTTGTGATTGATGCAGACGGTACTGTCGAAACAGGCCGAATGATTGGCGAAGTAGGCGCTCACGTGCAAGGTCATAACAGTAATAGCCTTGGTATTTGCCTTGTCGGTGGCATTACTGCCAGTGGTAGAAATCACGGTGCATACACCGAGAAGCAATGGCACGCATTACACCGTTTGTTGCGTGAGCTAGAGGCAAAACACCCGAAAGCAAAAATCTGTGGTCATCGTGATCTCTCGCCTGACACAAATGGTAACGGCAAAGTAGATAAATGGGAATGGGTCAAAGATTGTCCTTGTTTTGATGTTTGGTCGTGGCTAGACAGCGAAGAACTTGTGAATGTAGGACATCTATTTAAAGAGGAATAAAACAATGGCAAAAGAAATAAGAGGAATTACTTTCTTTAGTGTGTTTTTGGACAGTTTAATTTTTGGTGGGTTTATTTGCGTTAACGAATTTGCAATTAAAAACCTTGTGCAAGCCTATGAATGGTTTTTTTACTTTACGACCGTATTGGGCGCCATTGCGTTATTTGTCCCCGAGCTACCTGCTAGATGGCAATACACTAAAGCGAAATATCATTTTGAAATACTTACCAACACATTGCTCGGCATTATGCTTGCATATTATGGGTATTTTGTTTGTGCAACTATTTTAACGTTTTTCGGTTACGTATTATCTCAAAAATGTTATTTCAAAAAGGAAGATAGTAATGAGCAAATTTAATGAATTAATCACAAATGACAATGGGCGTTTATCTACAACGGCTTTTATTCAGTTTTTCGGGGCTTTATTAATGGCTGCAATTCTCGCTTATTCGGTTTATTTAGACCGTGCCAATGTAGCTGAACTTTTTACCGTCTTTGCTGTGTTTTGTGGTGGGGGCGTAGCAACTAAAGGGTTTGCCAATGCCCTCGGACGAGATAGACAACAAGGGGGTGAATAATGATCTCACTTACTCTCGCACTTATTGTCGGCGCATTTGGAGCCTGTATTTTGGCGTTGTTTAAATGGCAAACTCACAAATCCGAAGTACAAGCATTCAAATTAGCCCAAAAAAATGCAAAGTTGGAAGCTGAAAAACAGGCGCAAACCATGGTAATTAAAACCCAAGAAAAGGTGATTAAAAATGCAAAAATCAAGCAAAAAAATGAAGACAGCACTCGTCGTATCAGCCGTAGCGATGTTGATGAGCAGTTGCACCAACACAACTGGTTCCGAGATGACGGTCACGACTGTTATCACGGGGTGCGAGACGTTCAGTCTGATTTATCCAAGTCGTGCGGACACGGCGGAAACGAAACGGCAAGTACTTGCTCACAATCTGACTTATGAGGAGATTTGCCGTGAGAAAGTGGATAAAAAACCTTAAGCGAGGTTGTTATGTTTAATGAACAATTCTTTTTTAACTTGCTCATGGGGGTTGCCGCATTTTTAGCGAGTTGGTTTATTAAAGCTATCTTTAGCAAAGATGATGAGCTAAAGAATGAAATTAAAGATGTGCGTAGTACGATTGATAAATTACGCGAAGATGTAAAAAACGAATATCAAACGAAAGAACTCGCTAAACAAGTACACGCAGGCTTTACCGAAAGACTAGACCGTATTTATAAAACGGTCGAAACAATCAATCAAAAATTAGATAAAAAGGCAGACAGATGAACAAACGTAAGCATAAACAAACAGATTCAGAAAAACTTGATTTAATTTTAGCAGCTACAGCAGAAATTAACGAAAAAGTAGATAAGCAAAACGGTCGTATTGATGAACTACAAAGCGAACTACATAAAACTCGTTTATTGCTAGATGAAATGTCTCGTAAAAATCGTAAACAAGCAATTATTGCGGGTGGTGTCGGTGGTGGGTTAGTTGCCATCGGTTTTGAATTGTTACGCTTAAAATTGGGGATGTGATGAAACAATGGCACACGATGTTGAAGTAAAAAATGCTGTGCGCGGTGCTTATGTGTTTGACCGTTTAAGTCTTGAAATGGCAGCAGAAAAGGCAGGTGTGTCTTTTGGTACAGCACGTCGCTGGAAAGCAAACGCAGAAAGTAATGGCGATAACTGGGATAAAGCCCGAGATGTACACGTAATGGCAAGCGGTGGCATTGAGAATATTGCTCAAGGCTTACTAACAGGCTTTTTAATCAAATACCGCAAGTTAATGAGCGAGCTTGAAGAAAATACCGAAATGGCAACTGCGGCAAAAGTAGAAGCACTTTCTGCGCTCGCCGACTCTTTTGCCAAAATGACAGCATCAAGCAAAAAATTGCTACCCGAAACGAGTGCAATGGCAACGGCTATGCGTGCAATTGAAATGATGGCAAATATTGTTAAAAGTAAAAAACCACACTTATTACCAGACTTTTTAGAAATGTTAGACGACCTCGAAGTGCAATTTAAAAAGGAGTTTAAATAATGTCCTTTATCTGCTTGTTGATTGCAGGATTAATTGCACTGTCGGGTAATGATGGTTGGGGTTGGTTCCTTTTTGCCGCTTTGTTACTGGATTAAACGAATGAAAATTAAAGAATTTGAAAAAGAACTGGAAGCCCTACGCATTGATTTGCAGCGTAACATTGAAGCAAATTTTGAGGGGTGGGATGACCAGGCTGAGTCTATTTTAAGACGTCGCAAACAGGCACTAAATCCTATCACAGGCTTTGAGTTTTTTGTGCAAAATTATTTTCCGCATTATGTGTGCTCAGAGCACAAATCTCAATTGCACGAATACCTTTTCGAGAATTTGCCGGCTTCAGTCAATGTTGGCGAATTAAGTAAATCTGTTCGACAGGCAATTGCTGCACCTCGCGGTGAGGCAAAATCAACCATTTGTACTCAGCTTTTCCCACTGTGGTGTATGGTAGCTGATCTAAAAAAATACATCATTATTGCAATGGATACGAAAGAGCAAGCCTACGGTATGCTCGAAGCGATTAAAGTCGAAATCGAAAGCAACCCACGCCTCCATATTGATTTCCCCGAGTTGAGTGCGGGTAAGGTGTGGCGTGCAGGGGCTATTTTAACTAGCAAAAATCAGAAAGTAGAAGCAGTCGGTGCGGGACAAAAATTGCGTGGACGTCGTCACGGTGCATACCGTCCAGACTTGGTGGTGTTGGACGATATTGAGAATGATGAATCAGTACAAACGCCCGAGCAGCGAAATAAACTACACGCTTGGATTTTAAAAGCCGTACTCAAACTTGGTGCTGCAGGCGAGAAATTCGACGTGATTTATGTGGGGGACAATTCTACATTATGACAGCGTACTTAACCGTATTTTAAATACAAAAGGCTGGAAACGTGTCCGCTTTAAAGCCATTTTGCGAATGCCAGACAATATGGTGTTATGGGACGAGTGGGAAAATATTTATCTATCTGAAGATGGCGATGATGACACGCTATCAGATGCGTTTTATAAACAACATAAAGTCGAAATGGATAAGGGTGCAATTGTATCGTGGCTTGCTCGTCCGATTTTGTACTTAATGAAGATTAGAGCTTCTGACGGTCACGCTGCGTTTGATTCTGAGTATCAAAACGACCCAATTTCGGGTGATGGCGCAATGTTTGCGAATAGTTTGCAGTATTGGACGGAGCTCCCCGAAAATTTAGTTTACTTTGGCGCACTTGACCCTTCTTTGGGTAAAGCAGGAGCAAGCCGTGACCCTTCGGCAATTTTGGTCGGCGGCTACCATCGCGAAACAGGTAAGCTGTATGTTGTTGAGGCGCAAATTAAAAAACGACTACCTGATTTGATTATTGAGGATGTTATCCGCTTGCACACGCAATACAAATGTCATCGTTGGTTCGTGGAAACAGTGCAATTCCAAGAATTTTTAAAAACGGAATTAGTAAAACGTTCAGCGCAACGTGGTAACCCCGTTCCTGCCACCGCTACAAAACCGAATAGCGATAAGATGTTACGTATCGAAAGCCTACAACCACATATTGCCAACGGCTTGATTTTACTACACCGCTCACAAAGCACGCTTGAAAGTCAGCTACGGCATTTTCCAAAAGCGGATCACGATGATGGTCCAGATGCGTTGGAGATGTTATGGCGCAATGCGGTGAGCAGTTCAGCACCGATTGAGTGGGAGGCTATCGATGATGACGATTATGAGTACAGTAAGTGGCGTCACTAAGGATAATTTATGAGTAAAAAGCAACAAAAAAACGCCGTTAAAGCCAGTTTAAATGCGGTTAAAAACCCAAATTTACAGACAGATTTAGCTGAAATCACGGCAACAGGACGTGTTTTATCTGATCACCCCTCGAATTTTATTACGCCAGCCAAAATGAAGTCGATTTTTGAAGAGGCTGAAAATGGCGATATTACGGCACAGCACGAGCTGTTTATGGATATTGAAGAAAGAGATAGCGCTATTTTTGCTAATATTCAGACACGCAAGCGTGCGGCGTTAGGCGTTGATTGGTACATTCGTGCACCTCGTAATGCGACACCTGCTGAAGAAAAATTAGTCGAAGAAGTGGACAAACTCTTTTATCAAATCGGCAACCTTGAAGATTTGATAATGGATTGTATGGATGCCGTAGGGCACGGTTTTTCAGCACTCGAAATTGAGTGGGCGTTTAACGGGAAATTATGGTACCCGAACACCTTTACCCATCGTCCGCAATCGTGGTTTAAGTGGGATAAAGTAGATAACTTACTACTTAAAACGCCAAAAAACACCGGGGAGCCGTTACGTGAATTTGGCTGGGTAGTACATACGCATAAATCACGCTCAACACAAGCAGCGCGAAATAACTTATTCCGAACGCTTGCTTGGCTGTATATGTTTAAGCATTACTCTGTGCATGATTTTGCGGAGTTTTTAGAGCTTTACGGTATGCCAATTCGCATTGGTAAATATGGTGCAGGTGCGACAAAAGATGAAAAAAATACATTAAAACGTGCACTCGCCGAAATTGGGCATAACGCTGCAGGGATTATGCCCGAATCTATGAGTATTGAGTTGCATAATGCAGCAAATGGGGTGGCCGCGGGAAATAACCCATTTTTACAGATGATAGATTGGTGTGAGAAGTCAATTGCTCGCTTGATTCTAGGGCAAACTTTAACCTCGGGTGCAGATGGCAAAACCTCAACCAATGCGTTAGGCAATGTGCATAATGAAGTCCGCCGTGATTTGTTAGTCTCAGATGTTAAACAACTTGGGCAAACATTTACGCAACAGATTATTTTGCCGTATTTGTTGATTAATTTCCCAAGCATCGATCCGACACGTATTCCAACCTTTGAGTTTGATACAAAAGAGCCAGCCGATTTAGCCAGTTTTGCTGACAGCTTACCAAAACTAGTAGATATTGGATTGCCGATCCCTGTTGCTTGGGCGCGAGATAAATTAGGTATTCCTGAGGTGCAAGAAAATGAGGCGGTGTTGGGGCGTATTACGCAAGCAACACCAACGCAAGCGGTTAAAATGTCGGCGAGCCTTGCAGAGGGTTGGAATGGTTGCCCTTGTTGTTGCCAACATACCCATAATGGCAAGCCACACGCATTATCTGCACAAACTCAGAAAAATGAGCAAGACGTGCTTGATGAAGCGATTAATGAAGCATTATCTATCCCCGATTTTAATGCGCAACTTGACCCAATGCTAAAAAAAGTGGTGGGTATTTTGAGTGCCTGCTCAAGCTTTGAAGAGGCATCGGATATGCTCGCTGATAAATACCCTGCGTTAAGCGTATCAGCGCATCAAGATTACCTCACTAAAGCGCTCTTTTTAGCCGATTTATTAGGGGTAAGCAATGCCGAAAGAACTTAGTTTTGCTATTGGGCTTGAGCCTACTCAGGCGATTGAGTATCTCAAGCAGAAAAAAATGCTGGCAGAAAAAGTCTTAAAAAAAGAGTTGCACGAATCGGCTTTAGCCCGTGCCACAACGATTGCCCGCTTGACCTCGCTTGAGATGACTAAAGATATTTATGCGTCCATGGAAACAGCTCGTCGAGAAGGCAAGAGTTTTAATACGTGGAAAAAAGGGCTGGTTGACGAAATGGAGCGTAAAGGTTGGGTGGCAGGACGTGATAAAAAACTCGGTCGTGGATTAGACGGTACACTACTTGCCGACCCTAAAACAGGCGAATATTTTGGCACGCCTCGCAGATTGAATACGATTTATCGGGTCAATATGCAAGCAGCATACTCAGGAGCACGTTATCAACGAATGATGGATAATGTCGATAATCGCCCCTACTGGAAATACTCTGCGGTAAGCGATAGTCGCACCCGCCCTGCGCATTTGGCATTAAACGGTCGAGTGTATCGTTATGACGCCCCATTTTGGGCGACGTTTTATCCACCAAATGGGTTTAACTGTCGCTGCACGGTGATTGCGTTAAATGCACGAGATTTAGCACGACAAGATTTAACCGTAGGCGATAGTTCAGATTTTTTAGTAGAGACACAACGCCTCGCAGATAAATTTGACAATACTGAAAAGACGATAGGGTTTAAATTACCCAATGGCACAGTGCGTGTTACCGATAAGGGTTTTGATTATAACGTAGGGCGTTTAACGTATCGCCCCAATTTAGACCTCTACCCCGACAAGCTGGCACACCAATTTGCAAAAGTGGAAATGACAGGGGGAGAATTTGAGTTTACTTATCAAAAAATTGAAAAGCAAATTACTCAAATTAAGCAGGCGTTAGGTGTGGATAAAAAATTGTCAGTCGAGCAAATGGTTAAAGTACGAGACAGTTTAACTCGTAATTTTAAATTTGCTGCAGGTGTGTTATCAGCTGAAAATAAAGCATTAATGCAGTCTAAGACTGCAACAGTATGGCTGTCTGACGATACATTAATCAAGCAGATCAATAGCCGTGATGGGCAAGAGTTTGGGATAAGTGAATATGCTAAGTTACCCGATGTGTTACGGGATGCGGAGCATATTTTACAGACTAACCGAACATATGAATTTTATAAACAAATTGATGGAAATCATTATCTTGTGATTATTAAAGTGTTGCAAGCAGAAAACGAGATATTTGTCCAATCGTTTAGACTTGTGGGCGAAAAAGAGTGGCTTAAGATGTTAAAAAAGAAAGCCGCTAGGTAGGACAGCAACCCCTACACACGCTCTCGAACACGTTGGCGACCAACGTAGGCTGCGACCGGCTGATTCATCGCTTTTCTAACGGCAAATAAAATATAAATCGGTTTGTAGATAAAAGCAATAAAAAGGTGTGAAATGATTAAAATTGAAATAAACGGAATTGATGAAATTATTGCTAAATTAAATCTCATCGCCAACAAAACGGAAAATAAAACGGATTTAATGCGTAATATTGCAGGCACAATGGAGTCAGCTGTACAAACTAATTTTGAAGTGGGTGGTCGCCCAAAATGGCTAGGTATTAAACACCGTAAGGGGGTGCCGTTGGTTGATTCGGAAAATTTAATGGATAGCATTACCAGCGCCTATGATAATGATACCGCATTTGTGGGGACAAATGAGGAATATGCGGCTATTCATCAATTCGGAGGGATGGCTGGGCGTGGGTGCAAAGTGAAGATTGAGGCTCGTCCATTTTTAACCCTGACCGAGCAAGATAAATCGGATATTCTGGAAGAGATCACAGACTACTGGCAGCGACTATTACAATAAATTAACTTAAACCGCTCAAAATCGCAAATTGAGCGGTTTATCTTTTTTATGATAAGATTTACCGAAAGTCTTTTTTTAAATGCTTTTAAAATGATTTAAAACGGTTTTAAAACGCATTTCATTTCTTCTTCTCACTTTCAACTGCATTTTACAAAAATCCCTCAAAAAATCTGCCAATGTGGAAATGCCTCCTCGTTTTTGGCATTTGCCTTTTCGCTATCCTCTAACCTCAATGATTTGTGTTGAGGTGTTTTGTGTTTAAACAAAAATTCAAACTTAATCCAATTGCTTGCAGTTTTCAGCTTAACCGCGAGGCGAACGGGCTCATTCAGCTTTTCCCTTTTGGTTGGTTCGAACCGCAAGATGGGCGTGAGGGGGCTTGGTATGTAGATGATTCGAACGGTTATCAACTTGCAAACGAAATTAATGCGCTGCAAATTGAATTGATGGTGGATTACGAGCACCAAACGCTTTTTATCGCCGAAAACGGCAAAGGCAATCCTGCAGCAGGTTGGATAAGACGCGCCGAATACCGCACAGGCGAAGGGTTGTTTGCGGACGTGGCGTGGACAGAAAAAGCTACGGCAGAAATTAAAGACGGTATTTATCGTTATATTTCGCCCCTGTTTTTAGCCGACGCCAGTGGGCGTGTGATTAAGGTGCTAAATGCTGCACTGACTAATCGTCCTGCACTGTACAACCTGCGCGAAGCGGTGGCAATGTCTGCCCAATTTTCCCAATTTTTAAATGTTGAAGAAGAAGGTCAATCAAACATGAAAGAGTTACTTATTAAGCTGTTTGGCTTATCAGCCACGGCAACTGATGCAGAAATTGAGGCTGAATTGACCGCTTTATCTGCAGCAAAAGGCGATAGCGACGTGGCTTTAAAAGCGGTTTACGGCGCATTAGCGCAAGCAAAATCTGAAACGGTCGCACTAAGTGCCAAAGTAAACAACCCAGACCCTGCAAAATATGTGGCGTTAGCTGATTTACAAACCGTACAAACTGAGCTTAATACACTTAAACAAAGCATTAATGACAAGGAGCGTGATGCGTTAATTCAAACCGCATTATCAGACGGTCGCTTGTTACCTGCTCAAAAAGCGTGGGCAGAAAGTTTAGGTAAACAGAATTTAACGGCATTGTCAGACTTTTTAGCCACAGTAAGCCCTAACCCTGCACTTTTGGGGACGCAAACAGGCGGTCAAAACCCTAACGCAGATGCGCAAAAAGTCGCATTATCGGATGCAGAGATTGCGGGGGCTAAAGCACTTGGCATTTCAGCCGATGAGTATATCCAACGTTATAAACAGGAGACTAAATAATGAGTTTTAAAAAGTCAGAACTACTAAATGTATTAGATACGGCATTTAAAAAAGAGTTTGGCAAAGGTTTAAGTTTAATTAGCCCACAATGGGGCTTGATTGCAATGAAGATTAGCTCATCAACTAAAACAAACACTTATGGCTGGTTAGGCTTTTTCCCAAAAATGCGTGAGTGGGTAGGTGAACGTCAAATCAAGAAAATGCAAGCGCAAGCGATGAGCATTGAGAACAAAAACTTTTGAGTCTACTGTAAGCATTTCTCGCACGGATATCGAAGACGACCAAGCAGGGTTATTTGCTCCAGTTGTACAACAAGCAGGTCAATCAGCGGCGGAATTACCCGATGATTTAGTTTTTAGCTTATTGGCAAAAGGTAAATCAACTCTTTGCTATGACGGTCAGAACTTTTTTGACACTGACCACCCCGTTTATGAAAACGTAGACGGCACGGGCTCGCATAAAGAGCAAAGTAACTTAACCACAGGCTCAGCCTCGGAGCATCCGACATTTTACATTTTGGATGATACTAATGCGATTAAGCCATTCATTTGGCAAGAGCGCTCAGCACCAGAAATTGAGACCAAGTTTGACCCGTCACGCTCGGATAAAGTCTTTATGGAGGATGTGTACCTTTGGGGCGTACGCGCGCGTGGTAATGCTGGCTTTGGTTTTTGGCAATTAATCCACTGTGTGGAGGAAACCGAACTGACCGCTGATGCTGTGATGAAAGTGCTTGCTCAGATGCGCATGCTAAAAGGCGACGGCGGTAAATTACTCAATATTCGTCCAAGCACGATTTTGGTGCCACCTGCGCTTGAATTTAAAGCCCGTCAGCTATTTGAGGCAGAGATTATCAATGGCTCAACTAACCCGCTTAAAGGTGTATTAAAAGTAGCTGTCAGCGCACAAATTGCGACGGCTTAGTAAAACTGTTAAGGGCGTTTTAAACGCCCTTTAAAGGAGTAAATAGATGACCAAAGAGTTAGAACCAAAAGAAGAATCAAAAGATGACGCGAAGACTACTGGAGATGCAGTAAAAATCGATGAATCTTTAGACCAGCATTTGGGAGAGATTAATCCTGTTGCATATACCATCCGCTTAAAAGCGATACATCCACAGGAGAGCTATGGGCGTTGTGGTTATCGTTTTAACAAGCTTGAGGCAATTAACATTGCTCATGATGCGCTAACAGGTGAGCAAATTATTACGCTTGCTAACGACCCTTATCTAGAGCTTGTACCAGTAGTTAAGAGCTAATCATGAAATATTGCACGTTAGATGACTTAATTTTGTCATTTGGGCAGGATGAAATTTATCGCTTGATTGCAACAGACCAAGAGGCTGAAAAAGCTCTGGATGATGCACAAGCGGAAATAGATATGTATTTATCTGACCGCTACGCACTACCCGTTAAAAGTGTGCCTAAGTCTCTTAATCGCATCGCCTGCGATATTGCCCACTATTATTTATATAACAGCGTGGATGAGGATAGTACCGTTTATCTACGCTATAAACATCGGATTAAACAATTATCTGATGTTGCAGCGGGTAAATTATCGCTAGGGCTTTATGATAAAAGTGATGACGCCACTACTGATAATCAGGTTGTATTTATCAAAAGCAGTAAAAAGGTGTTTGCACGATGAACTATTTATTTGCAGGTGAGGCGATTAAACAGCGACTGAAAAGCGCTGTGCCTGAATTTAAAGAGATCTTACTTGCTGGCGAGTTGGCTAAAATCAGCCAAGCAGCGCAAAAATCTCCGAGTGCTTATGTGATATATGACGGTGATGTGATTAATGCATCGGTGCAGGCCCATGGCACATTAAGTAAGACACAATATATCACGCAAAGATGGACGGTCGCGATAGTCGTTAATCTTGCAGATAAACGTAGTTTAAATAGTGCGGATGACGTTGCAGGTCAGTTGATGACAAAAACATTACAAGCATTAAGTGGTTTTGTCATCAATGAAAGAACTAAGCCGCTTACACGTGCACCTGTGTCACGTAAAGTGGACTATATCGACGGGTGGGGTTACTACCCTTACGTCTTTAACATCGACTTTATTATGCCGAAATCAACATAACTTATTACGTCAAAATAGAAGGAAAAGTAAATGAGAACAGAAACTTACAGCTACGGTCAAGGTGCGGTCTATCTGGCTGAACGTTTACCGAACGGGCAACCCGGCGCATTCCGCTGGGTCGGT